TTTTTGCAGCTTTTGCTTGTGCTTCTTTTGCTGCTGCAGCGTTACTAATACCCGCTCTTAAAGATGAGTTGTTAGCTAATGCTCTTGCAGCACCCTCATCTGAAATTCCTTGTCCACTTCCACTATCGAAACTTGCTGACTCGTCTTTGTAATCATCATCACCAAAACCAGCATCAGGTCCATAGTATCCTGGTCTACTTCCATCTCTTGTAGGAGCAACTAACATGGAGCCTGCATTACTTCCCATAATGCCTCCACCTTTACGCATCTGTCGTGCTTGTTGCAATCTTGAAATTGCCATGACTACATCCCTCTGTTGTAGAGACCCATCAAACCACCGTTGGCTGCCATTGCAACTTTTTCTCTCATGTCAACATCAGCTATTCCGCCACCAGGCATTTGTTCTTGCATGTTAACATTCTCGCTCATCATCATTTCTGGAGCTTGAGATTGGATTCCTGATTGATCTTGTTGCAACTGTTGTAAAATTTGTTTCCAGATACCACTTTCAAAAAAAGCTTCAAAACTTTGAAACTGAACTTTTTGTTCTGGCTCCATTTGTGACCATATTTCTGCCGCAATTTGCATGCTTTGATCATTGGGTTCTTGTCCACCCATTCTAATATCACCACTACTATACTTAATGTCAGGTGCTCCAGCTTGTATTGATTCGTTCATTGAAATTTTTTCTTCCATAGTATCTCCTTTTACTTTGTTTTTCCTACTAAATCAAGAGTCGGCATGATAACTTTTACGTCTTGTGCCATGTCCTCATTCTTATAACCCTTAGCTTCCCAGTCTTTTCTTTCCTTAAAAATCTCTCCAGTTTCCTTGTGTCTGTAAGTTTCTTCTACTTTAGCGTCATATACTTTCATTATGTTGTTACCTCTTTTTTAATATTTAGATAGCTTATAGCTACATCAAATGAATCTGATGTGCTTGATTGTACTGTAAAAGGTGTACCACCTTCTATTATTAGCGGTTGTGTTAATAATTCTTTTGTTTGATTAGCTGTTAATGCTACAGATTTAATAGCTGTGATACTGTTGTTTGTGATTGTTACTGTAGGTGTACCTGCTGATGTAACAAGTATAGATTTAACAACGATAGTCTCATTGACTGCAGGAATACTAGCGCCTAGTGGTGTTAGTGCACTACCACTTGTATTATTATCTATGCCTTTAAATTTATATTGGTTTACTACTGCCATTAATCTAAAAAGAAACTTCTAGCTTCTATCTCCTGTTTTAATTCTTCTTGAAACGTTGTGTTTAATTTTTCTAATACAGCATCCAAATCTCTAACTAAAGACTGTGCTACGTCTTCTTCATACTCTGAGCTTGCTCTAGTTAATGTTTGTACTATTTTAGCCACTATCGCCTTCCTCCTGCATGTATATCTAACCTAAAAGTCCCTAATTTCCAACTAGTATCCACTGCTGTGTTAGATATTGTAAGAGCTATAGCTCTAGCTCTAGCTCGTGTATCTACTTTTGTTGTTGTAGATGATACAGTAAATGGACCAAGTGATGAACTGGCCGCTGCATCGTTTGGATAATTTCTTAAATCTAGTTGTACAATAGCATCTCCTTCTTGAGATATAAAGTCAGGAATAATTCTACTAACTCTCATAATGTTTTCACCATCACCTCTAAGATCCGCCATGTTGGTTGCAGCCCCTCTTACAACTTTTTGTGTAATGTCATAATCACCGGATGTAATGTTAGCGGGAATAGCTGTTGTTACTCCTTCTCTTACTTGATTAACTCCTGTTTCATGTTCGTAGTAATATGAAATACCGTCTGTATTTCCAACTACGTCAAAAGAAGTATCTGTGCCTGCATCATATTGAGTTGCATGGGGTAAACCAAATACTGCTGAATCTTCCCATGTTGTTCTAGGAAATAAACTATTAGTATTAGTAAACCATATAGGTCGTTTAAGAGTAGAATCTAAATAACTATATGTAACTGATCTATTAACACTATTAGATGTAGCGGATGGATAGAACCATGTAACTTCACCAAACAAATTATTTATACCTGCATAGACTAATTGATTAGATGTGGTGTTAAGATCATCGTACACAAAATCTTCAACTAAACAATCCATAGATTCTAGTTTACCAGTATATCTAAAGAAACCATTATCAGACATCCAGTATGCAGCACCATCAACTTCTACGGCTGCATTCATACCAATCAATCCACAGTTGTTACCCACCTGTTCGTAAGCAAATGTAAAAGGAGTTCCAACAAATCTCATAGTAAATAAAGATGTATCAGACCAAACATAAATTGCATTTCTACCAAGTTTAGCTCCAATGATCCGTGATCCAGCAGAAAGTCTTTGTGTACCAGCGCTGTTTTCAGCCGTAGGTGTGTAGTCGTTAATATTTTCTTGAGAAGAAAATCTAATAAACATATCATCTTGTGTTGTTTTATCACCAATAGTTGTTTCTGTTCCAAAAAATACTAAGTGACGGTCAGGAGTAGATACCAACATATCACGTGACGCTGTTGGTGCACCAGTTATAATAGTTGCTCGAACGGCTGTTGCATTAGCAGCATCTGCATTCCATTGAAAGCATTCACCATTATGAATTAATGCAATTAAAGTACTTCCTAAATTATCTAAAGACCATAAACCAGGATCTGTTATTGTATCCGTGTTAACTGCAGCAGAACCCCATCCAGTCCAACTAGATGTATTAGTTACAGTATCTCCACTTGAGTGAGATGCGTTTGTAGTTCCTCGAACATTTCTAACAATACCTGTTAAATTGTTTCCGGCCACACCTGTGTAAGAAATTTCTTCTGTTCCAACTTGTATAAAATTAGTACCAGTAGTTGGAAACCCTGTTGTACTTGTTAGCGTAATACTTGTTCCTGATCCACCTGTACCAAAAGCATTAGCACTTAGTGATCCATTTAAAGTAGTTGTCTTAGATGATAATATATTTCCACCCCATAAAGATATACCCCATCCAAAAGCACCTAATTGTTCTGCGGGTCCAACGTGGTAATATCTATAATAAGTTATTCCTCCTGAAGTACTAGCTCCACTTCCGGTTTCATTACTAGGCATTGTAATTGTAAAATTGTTAGCATCTATAATAGATGTAATCATAAATTTTTTATCACAAAAATCAGAAGCTCCAAAATTAGAATTAGTAATAGCACTAAATGTAGTTATATCTCCAAACAAAACAATATCTCCTGTTTGAAAACCATTTGCGTTAGCTGTTATAGTTACTGTAGGTGATCCGTTAGCAGTGCTAAATGCACTTGTAATTGCTGTTCCTGATGGATTAACTAAAGGGTGTATGTCATAATAAACACCACCAGAATATGCATATAAAATTCTATTAGTTCCTATAATTGCAAATTTAATAGAGTCTTTATTTACAAAATGATGCAAACCTCTTGCTGCACCGGTTAATTTATTTTCACCTAATTGATTCCAACCACCTATTTTTTCTGGTGTACCATATCTAAAACGCACATTTTCACCGCCGGTCCACTGTGACTCAGCTCCTGTAGATGTAACCTGTTTATTAAAACCTGGTAAAAACCCTAATTTTTGTAACATAAAAAACCTTTGAAATAACTAAATTATATTATATATTAAATATATAGAGAATGAAAGATACAATCTAATGGCTTATCAACACAAAATATCAGATCTAAAATATAGAATTAACGGATTAATTCCTAAAAATACTTGTAAAAATTTAATAGATATATTTGAAAAATACCCTGAGTTGTCTTCAAGAGAAGGTAGTTATAAATATAAGACTAAAAAACATGAAGGAGATAATTTTAAATGTCTTAATTTATCTAAAATACAAAATCCAAATAAAGATATTATTTATGCTTTAACCACAGCTAAACAATATATACACATCATGACAATTAATTATGTAGGCTATATTAAATCTAAAAAAATATCTCCTACTTTTAGTGATCATTTAATTAATGCTAGTGAAAATATTAGAATATTAAGATACGAAAAAGGTCAATACATTAAAGATCATGCGGATGTTGATTACAGAACTAGAGCATCATGTACTTTAAATTTAAATGAAGATTATGAAGGTGGGGAATTTAGATTTTTTGATGGTCAAATCAAAGAAGTATTTAAAACCGGAGACGCTATGTTGTTTCCAGCAGAACCTATATGGATTCATGGCACTGAACCTATTACTAAAGGAACAAGATATTCAATAAATTGTTTTCTACATAATTTAAATGATAAATGAAATTAGTATATCAAATACCTAATAAACTATATTACATACAAAATTTTTTAGATTATCCTACTTATAAAAAAATACATTACGATGTATTTAAAAGTAAAGACATCCATTTAAATTCAGTTAAAAAAACTTGGCAGAAAACTTTATTAACTGGGTTTAAAAATTTTCCAGAACGGTCAGATTTAATTCCTGAATATGGTCCACTAAAAAAATTAAATATTCTTTTAAACACAAATCCTTTTCATAAAGTAAATCAACAAATTAAAAAATTTGTATTACATTCTATGAAAGATAGTTCTGGTATAAATTGGCATAATGATCACAACTATAAATATGGAATTACTTATTATATAAATCGTAGATGGAATCCTAGATTTGGTGGAGAATTTTTATTTCAAGATAAAAGTAATAATGGGTTTATACCTTTAGTTGGTAATTCAATAGTTATAGTTAAAGCTCCTTTTGATCATAAAGTAACCCCTGTAATGAATCCTTTAGTTCCAAGAAAAACTATACAAATTTTTTTACCACAAGATAGTAAATGAAAATTTTAGGTATTAATATATCTCACCACATGTCTTATTGTTTAATAGAAGATGGTAAAATTAAATTTTTTTTAAATGAAGAAAGATTAAATAAACAAAAACATTTTGGACCTACTTTAGAAACTTTTAATAATATAAAAGGATTAGATTTATTTAAAGAAATGGAATTTGATTTTGTTGCTATTACTAGTTGGGATGGAACAGAAAAAGAATTACCAAAATTAATTTTAGATAAATTAAAATACAAAGGTTTTTCGTTTGATAGAGAGAATCATCATAAGTATCATGCTATAGCTGCGTTACATCATTCTAATTTAGATAAAGCTATGGCTTTAATTAGAGACGGTGGAGGCTCTAGTCATTCATCTTCTTATTCTTCTTACCGTGAAACAGATACAATATGGAAAGTAAATAAAAATAAGATAGATCTTGTTTATGGTCATTACTCTGATGCAAGAAGCACTTGTTTTAATAAAGAATTTAAAGATATAAATAATTCATTACTTACTTCAAGAATGGTAGGTGGACTTAAATATGCAAATTTAAGTATTAAAGCTGGCTTTGGTGAAGAGTATGGACAGTTTATGGGCCTAGCTCCTTATGCAGAAGTAAAAGAAAAATACGATGGTATAAATTATGAAGCTGTTGAACTAGCACATAAAGCTCAAACAGAAACTTTTAATGAAACCTGTGAGTTAATAGAAAATTCAGAACTTATTAACGCTAAAAATATTATTTTATCTGGAGGATATTTTTTAAATTGTTTAAATAATTTTAAGCTTGTTAAAAAATACTCTGATATAAATTTTTTTGTAGACCCAATACCTCATGACGCGGGAACAGCTTTAGGAGTTGCAGTACATACTGCAAATTATATATGAAAATAGTTAAAAATCAAACAGAAGCTGTAGAATTACTTTTAAAAAAAGAGCCTGTGGTTATATTTCAAGGTTCATCTGAGTTTGGTCCGAGAGCCTTGGGCAATCGATCTATGTTATTTGATCCTAGAAATAAAAAAGCAAAAGAAATTATTAATAAAATAAAAGGTAGACAATGGTGGAGACCAACAGCAGCTACTATCTTGCACGAACACAAAGATGAATGGTTTGATTTTGGTAACTTAACTGAATCTCCTTTTATGTCTTTTGCGGTTCATGCAAAAGAAAAAGCTAAACAAGAAACTCCAGCAGTAGTACATGTTAATAATACATGTAGAATACAAACTTTAAAAAAAAATCAAAACCCTCATTATTATAATTTAATAAATGAATTTTATGACAAAACTAAAATTCCGTTATTATTAAACACATCTTTTAATTTAGCTGGTTGGCCTTTGGTTGAGACATTTAATGACGCTACCTACACTTTATTTAATTCAGATTTGGAGTATATATACACTATATGAAAGTTTCAATACTAGGAAGAGGTAATGCAGGATGTATCACAGCTATGTATTTAGCTTACTGGAATCCTGAAATAGAATTAGAATTATTATATGATTCTAATATAAAACCTGTTCCTACAGGACAGGGAACTACATTATTATTTCCTAATTTATTACATAAATTGTTTAGCTACAAAATAGATGATCCAGATTTTCAATGTACCATGAAACATGGTATTATGTATGAAGGCTGGGGTAAATTAAATGAAAAAATATTTCATGATTTTGCATTGACTTCCCATTCTATTCATTTTCACCCGGCAGCGTTTCAAGACTATGTTTGTAATAAATTAAAAAAGAAAATTAAAATGAAAGAAGTTGATGAACATATCGTAAGTTATGATTCATTGGATTCAGATTTTATTATTGATTGTAGAGGTAAACCCGAAACTTTAGATGATACATATGAAATGTTAAACAATCCTTTAAACACTGCTTTACTTGCTAATCTACCTATAAAACCAGATGATGTAAAATGGACGAGAACTATTGCACATCCAAATGGATGGTGTTTTTATATTCCATTGCCTCATACTACATCATTAGGTTATTTATATAATTCTAATATTACTTCTGAAGAAGAAGCAACAAAAGATTTTCAAGAAAGACTTGGAGTAAGTGAAGTAAAAAAATTTCCATTTAAACAATATGTATCTAAACAACCTATTAAAAATAATAGAGTAATGTTAAATGGAAATAGATTGTTTTTTCTAGAACCTTTAGAAGCAACTGCTATGGATACATATTATAAATGTGCGGTTACATTTGCTGACTACATGAACAAGGTCATTACTAAACAAGAAGCAACACACACTGTAAATAGACATGTAAAACAAGTTGAAAATTTTATATTGTGGCATTATTTAAATGGATCTAAATATGATACTCCATTTTGGTCACACGCTACAAACATGGCAGAAAATAATCTCCGTGGGGATTTTAAAGCGGTAGTTAATAATGTAAAGAATATGTCCTATAAAGAGTTAAATGATAGATTAAAAACAAATATTGATATTTATTATGGTTTATCTAATAGCTATAATTTAAGAGTATGGTATGATGGTGTAAATAAGAAAGGAGATAATACTTATGTTTGTGGAAATTAAAAATTTTATTAGTAAAGAGTTTTGTGATGAGATTAGTAATGCTTGTAATCCTCTTATAAATAAAGATTCATTAGAATATGAATTTAATAGACAAGGAAATTCTGTAAGATTTACAGATCAAAAATCTTTAGAATTTGTAGAAGAAAAATTAAGAACAAAATTAAATGAAATAATTTTAAAAAAATTAAAATTTGAATATGCATTAGATTTAAATAGATTAAAAGATAGTGAATTTACATTTCATAAATATAAAGAAAAAGATAATTTAAATATACATTCTGATGGAATAGCCAATAACGTTCCAGGTCATCCTAGAGTATTATCTATTGTAATACATTTAACTGATAACCCTAATGCCGATTTAATTTTTCCAAGGCATAACAAACATATTAAAACTGAAAAAGGTAAATTAGTAGCTTTTTTACCTCATAGTTGTTATGAACATTATTGCAATAACAATTCAGAAAGCACAAGAGAAGTAGTAGTAACTTGGTTATTAGATGTTCAATTAAAGTTAGAAAATATATGATAGAAAAAACATTTAAAATAGATAATTTTATTGGAGTATATGATGGTTATATTACAGAAGAAGAATGTAAAAAAGCTATTAAAATATTTGAAGATCAAACTAATTTTAATAAAACTATAAATAGGCAAACTTTTGAAAAAGCTTCTGTTTTAAATAAACAAGACCAACAATTCTTTGCTAATTCAAATAATATTAAAGTATGGCATTCAGAATTAAAATCTTTAATAGTTAATTTTGATATGGCATTTAAACATTACAGTGAAGCTACAGGAGTAATGCATGCTTTTGATACAAACGACTTTCTTTATACAAGTTTAAAAATACAAAAAACTTTACCTACAGAAGGATATCATGTTTGGCATATAGAACATGGTAAAGGTTATGAAAATGAAGCAAGAGCTTTAGTTTTTTCTGTATATCTAAATGATGTAGAAGATGGTGGAGAAACAGAATTTTTACATTTTTCAAAAAGAGTTAAACCTAAAACAGGTAGAATAGTTATTTGGCCTGCAAGTTTTCCTTATGTACACAGAGGTAATCCACCTCTATCTGGTGAAAAGTATATTTTAACTTCTTGGTTAATGTTAAGATGAGTAAGAGGTAGGTCTTGGACCTAAATCAGAAATTTTTTCTGCTTCATCGGCGTATAAAACTCCTGTAGCTGCATACCCTGGAATATTGTCCCAATTAGATTGTAATTGAACTAAATGTGCTGCATCCCATTTTGAAGTAAATTGACTAAAATCACCTAACCCAGCATTATTCCAAGTAGCATGTGGAGTTTCATCTCTATATTCTACAGTGTCGTTATAATCTAAATTATCATCTATATATTGAATAGCCCATATGTTAGACCATTTAGAATCATTCCAAAAAGAATCATCATTAATTGTATAAGCTGTTGAAAAATTATTAGAATTTTTTACGCTATGATTTATTATTATTTTGTCATCCATTACTACTGTCCAATTTGAATTTGTTGCCATAATTTTTCCTACGTTTTAATAATATAAATTAATGTTAAATAAGGTTGTACGATTGCAGCATTTACTGCACTTCCTGAAAAAGTTGCACTCATATTATGAGAGTGTCCTTGACCAGAACCAGCAGAATCACCAGTAAAATCTAAATTGTTCCCACTCGGTTGTTGAGTACCATTGTTAATTGCAGTTGGATTAGCTCCAAGTCCTCCCCATGGTCCTGGGCCACTAGCTAAAACTTTAGGGTGTGTGTGAGCCGCAAGTTGTGCGGTTGATAAAGTTGCATTAGCTGTTGAACCTCCAACGTTTCCAGTAGCTGTAATAGCAACTGTGTTTGCTCCACCGGTTGAAGCTAAAGCTTTATTATTAGATTTTGAAACTGCTACGTTATTTTGTAAATCTGGTACATTAAAAGTAGATGACCCATCACCTCCACCGTAAGTAGAAGCTATAACTGCAAACAATGCAGAGTAAGTTGATCTTGAAACTGCTTGACCATTACATTCTAAGAATCCAGTTGGAAGTGATGCTGCTGACCATGGTAAAATTGTACCAGTAGCAGTACCTTCTATACCTGTAAGGTCTGATCCATCAAAATTATATTTAGTTGCTTCGTAATTTGCCATATTATTTCTCCGTGTAAGTCCATCCTACGTCTGATCCGGAATAAACCAGCCCAAACGCTGCACCTTCAGTATTAACTACTAAGTCTGCTGCTGCGTTAGTTATTTTAGAACTATTTCTTCCAACAGTCAATGCGTTAGAATCAAATGTATATCTTGAGTCTACAAAATTAACTTGATCACCTACAGCCGGTGATGCGGGAAGAGTTATTGTAACTGCTCCACTATTTGTATCTACAAAAATTTTATCACCATTTACTGCTGTATAAGCTCCTGTTTTAGTAATCCATTCTGTAGTCGTTCCAACTGGAACTTCGTAAACACCTGTATTAGTTGATACACCATCAACATAAATAATTTTCCAAGTTTTTTGAGTAGCTGTCCAAGTTACCGTTGCACCTGAACCGGATACTGCTTTTAACTGTAATGTTTCTGCACCAGTAGTGCTGTTTTTAATAAAGTAAAAATTTTCTGTAAGAAGAGGAAATGTTAAAATTCTTGATCCTGTTAAAGCACCTGTTAATTCTATAACTCTGTGTTGAGCAGTACCTGTTAAAGCACCATCTGCTATTGTTAAAGCTGTAGTTCCTGATCCTGCAACTGCTAAAGATAAGTATCCACCTGTAAGTTGTTCAACAAGATTTAAGTTTGCGTTAGTTTTTGTTCCCCATGTACCGGCGTTTTCACCGGTCGCCATTAGTTCTATTCCTAGATCTGTGAATGTTGATGCCATTATTTATTCCTTATTTTTGTTATTTATATTTGTTATTTAGTTCTAAGTCAAACATAATTATGATGATGTTAATCTTGTATAACCAGTGCTTACGGTAGGTGTTAATCTTTTATAAACCCCTGGAAAAGCTATTCCTGTGCTATTGACAGTAGCTTGAAGTTCTGCGCCAGTTAATCCTACAACCATTTCTGCAGGAGAAATAGTTCCTGTGCTTGCAGTTGATGACACTCCTGTTATTGGAACTCCTATTTCACAAACAATAGACCCAACACTAGAAGTTAATAGTTCCCCTGGTAGACCAACTATTTCTGTACTATCAACTTGTAAAGATCCTACACTAGCTGTAGTTGATAATCCAGATAGTCCCACAACATCAGCTGGAGAAATACTTCCTACACTGGTAGTTGCAGATACTCCGGTTAATCCCACAACATCAGCTGGAGAAATACTTCCTACACTAGCAGTTGCACTTTGACCTGTTGGTACGACTATAGGACTTATAACAAAACTTAAACTACCTACAGCAGAAGTAGAACTCAATCCTGTCAAGGATGTAATTGTTTCTGGTGTAGCTATTATTGATCCTACACTAGATGTTAAACTTAATCCAGCAAGTTGTTCTAGTTGATTAAATGAATCTCCGTAAGGTTCTTCACCCCAACCACTTCTACCCCAACCAACTAACGTTCCTGCATTATCAAAATTACCTAGTTCTGTTTGAGATTGTAAACCTGTTAAAGATACTAGAGAAGTTAAATCAAAAGATAACGATCCAACTGAAGATGTAGTAGGTAGTCCTGTTAAAGGAACATTAATGACTTGAGATGCTAAAATACTTCCAACGCTTGACGTCGCAGACTGTCCACTTAAAGTTATTTCAACAGGGCCTTGATCACCCCATGTATTAGTACCCCATTCCAACATTCCCCAATTATTGTCAGCAACGGTATTTGCTTGACCACCCATTCCAGAGTGATTTGTACAATAATAGTAGAGTGTGGGTGCACTGGCTGCAACTACAATTTGTGTGTAGGCCCCAGCTTGTCCAGGAGTACCAGACGTGGTTACACCTGTTGTGTATTCAGAACCACCGCCCCATGTACCATCACTTATTGTTGAAAATCTTAAAGGGTGAGTATTATTAGAATTATCTGCTTGATCAAATTTATATGTACGACCTTCAGCTAAGACTACTGTGTCTTGTTGTACTCCATCAATAAAATATTTGTTACCGCCACCGGTACTAACTACCGTTACTGTAAAAGTTCTAGTAACGGACATCCGTCGCTACCTCTACGCTATACGAAGGATTGCGTTAGATGCGTCTGCAGTTGGAAATTGAATTGTAAAAGTTCCACTTGATACAGTTTTGTCTCCACCAAATGCAATTGCACAAACTGCTCTATCAGCGTTTGTATCGTTATATATTAAACAACCGTTTGCTGTAAATGAAGCAGAAGTAAAACTAATATCTGCAAAGTCACAACATGCAGTATCAGTTGATAAAGCGGGAGTAACACTAACTATTACTTTTCCACCAGCTGTGTAAGCAGATCCTGATGTGTTTGCTATTTCGTTTGATGAACTATATGCTGTTGTTGATTTGTTTAAAGTAGCACTACTTGTGTATAAAGCTAATTTAAAACTGTTTCCAGATGATGCTGTAAAGTTATGCAACGCCTGTAAAACTTCTGTTTTAAAACTATTACATACTGCTGATGTTATTGCCATAATTTTTTCTCCTAATTTTATTGAGGCGCTGACTCGATTGGAATTCTTATTGTACCATCCGTGTAATCGTCTCGTCTTCTTCTTCCAAGTTGCATCGCTGCAAACTTTTGTAGTTCTGTTTTATATCTATTTTCATATAGTGTCAACATATCTGTTGGACCTTTTAAAAACATAAATGCCTCTACTAAACATGCATATAATAACCCTTGAGGAAAATAATTACTAACATAGGTACCACCAGTATTATCCTCTAGTCCTCCAGGCATTGCATTATAATGTATAATATATTGATAATTTTGATCTGGTGTAGGAGCTACAAAAATAGCTCCTGATGTAGCAGTGTTTGCACCTGTTGTTGCTCCACCATACATAGAATAGTATTTAGGTAATCCTTTAACATTTTGACCTGTTTGTCCTCCAGAAGGTCCTGTTGCTTCTCCAACATATTCAGATATAAAAGTTTGATCACGTCTCTCCAACCATACCCCTTGTTCTGTTACAGCTGTTGTTGAATTAAAAACTTGTATTCCTCTTACAAATAATAATTTTGTTGGCATTGTAACTGAATTACTATTTTGTACAAATTGTGCTTGATCTTGAAATCTGTCAGAATCCATAGGACAATCTAAATTAATTCTATGTTCTGCATTTTCTAAAAATCTATTTATAACAGCAGCAGTAAATACATTAGAATCTACTTCTGTGTAGTTTCTAATATCTGTTGTTAATTCTGAATATGTGTAACCAGCCATAATTAACCTCTATCATTTACGGGTCCAATTGTACACTGAAAACCGCCTCCTGTTGCTGTGCTTCCAGCATTAGATACTAAAGGCACTGTTATAGAATTAAATTGTTGTTCTGTCGCTTGTGTTCCATTTGGTAATGTAGGACCAACTTCTACAGTAGTTGCAATTGCTGTTGCTAAATATGATCCAAAAACTTTTGCTCCGTTAGCGTGAGTTGTTGCTGTAGTATTAGAAAAAGTAATTCCTCTAAAAGGAGCAGCTGTGCCTCTTGTTAATCCAGATAAAACTCCTGTACCTGTATTGTTACCTGTGTATTCAATTGTTTCATTTATGTATTGTCCAAAAGCTGCACTAGTTGCATCTTGATTTACTTTTTCTATTACAATAAAACCAGCATTTGGAAATGCTGCAGAACTAGTTAAAGTTAAAGTGTTAACTGTATCACTAATTGCACCATTCAAAGTTGTTTCTAATTCTAAAGTTGCAATTGCAACACCTCCTACTATTTTTTTAACAGATTGAAATCTAACATAAGATGTTCCTTCATTAATTTGATTAGAAGGATAAGACACACTTAAAGTTTGAGATCCACCTGTTGTAGTAAATGGATTGTTAGGTAAAATATCTTGTACTGGAAACTCAACTCTTGCAGGTCTTGCATGTTTTAATCCTTGTGGATCAGCTCCTACTGGATGTGGTTGTAATTGTGGTTGTTTAGGTTCAAATTCAGATGTGTGTACCCATGCACCTGTCCACTCTTGAACCATTTCTCTATATGGAAAAGCTGCGCCTGATCTATCAGAAATTGCTAATGCTCTACTGCCTTTTGCAAATCTAGCCATTATATATTTGGATAGTATGTCTTCGGAGTTATAAATGTGCTAGCTGGAGAACCATCTTCTGATAATGCTCTTGCTAACTCATCCTCGTACAACAACTTCATCTCCTGTGTTCTTTGTGGTGCAAACTTCATAGATAAGTAATAAGATAATCCTGAAATCATACATGGTACAAATCTAAAAGGTGTATCACTTGAGTTAGTATAAGCTCCTGCATCTTGAATTCTTTTAACATAATAAACATTTAAAAAGTTTGATGCAGCAGTTGCGTTTGGTAAAGGATAAATTGTAATTGTAACTTTATCAATAAATCTTTGTACCCAAAATTGTGAAGGCGTTCCATTAGATACTTTGTTTGCTGTTGCCGAATATGCATCTCTTGCAACTTTAGTTAAACCAATATCTGATTGAGAAGTTGTGTTATAATTTTGTCTGTACGTAACATTTAAAATATCTGAAATACCATAAACATTTGCTGTTGGAACTGTTGTAGCTTGTGGTGGTTCTCCACCTCCAGGTACGTCTGTAGAATTTCTATAAAAAGTGTAAACACCAGATCCTTCAGCCGTAGCATCAATATTAGTTGTTGAACCTTGTACTAAATTAATATTAGTATTTCCTACTTCCCAAAAATGTATTCCTCTATTACCCCATTCTTGAAAAAGAATGTTTAAAGATCTTCTTGCAGTTTTAATTTGATGGCCGGCTGTACCTACTAAACCTAAACGTTCATATGCATCTGCAATAATTTCATCTATTGAAAAGTCCTGATCAAAACTGTAGGACTGTGAAGTAGTATTCGCCATTGGCTACCCCTAAAAAGTTCCGATTATATATAAAAAATCTACGTTAGTAACGTCTGCGTATATTCCGTCAGAAGCATATATACCAGCTGCA